ATATATCTCTTCTTTGCTGTCCATATTCCACGTTCCGCAATGTTTTCACGTTTCATGAACATCTTTTGGTCATATGCTTTTACATAACTGGCCAACGTTTGATAAGAATCCGAAATATATTTTTCAAATTCCACCTCACACACCTTGTTAAGGAAAGAAACGATCCTTTCAGCATTCTCCTCTCTGCCCTTGAATATAGTTTGTACCAAAGGACCCAAATTAAGATAAATGGAATCGGTATCAGAAGCAATAACATAGTCCTCACCCTCAGTTTTTAGTATTTTGTTTAAGTATCTATTCATTCTGTCTTCAATCCAACGGATTGATACTTGTCCAGATAGTGTGATGGCTTCTGCGTTTGCAAGTTTATAATAACGGAAATATTGATTACCAATAGCACCATAAGCAGAGTTAAGTTGGATTTTCCGTGCCATTTGGATATTGTTGCACCTGGCGATCTCCTTTTCCAAATCTTTCGTTTTTGTTTTTTCATACTGTTGCTTTGCCTCCAACATTTTCTTTTTGTATATTGTTCGATCTTCATAGATCTTTTCCATCAGTTCTGGTAAGAAACCACGAACATCCTTTCGATATTGTGCACCATTAGCACATACTGCATACTCTCCTTCTATCACTTCGTCTTCAGATAAAATTCTATCAACTGTGACCGTTGGATGTCTCGTATCGACAAGGGTTTCTGGGGAAATATTATATTGCATAATAAGGTGAGGATACAGACTATTAAGGTCAAAAGAGACCACCCAATCATACTTTCCAGGTATCGGTTCTTTAACATAAGCACCTGCATATTTTTCAGTTTTATCAGATCTCTCTTTAGGAGGAATCACAATGTTCCTCTTCTTGAGATAATTGTAGATGATTGTATCCCACATACGAACTTGTGAGAATACATCTGCATAGTTTGCCTTAGCATCATAAGCCATAACTACCGCTAATTCAATCAACTTCATCTTGTCTTCCAGACGGTCAACAAGTTCAACGTCAATAATATTATATTCTACAAACTTCTGCCATCCTTGCGTATAGAAATCTTTAAATGTATCAAACTCAGAGTGATCTAATTTCTTTTGCCCTAATTCAACAAATGCGATATGATCTAAACGATATGATTCTTGTGCTTTATAAGTAAACTTTTTATACAAATTAAGATAATCAAGTTGAGTTATACCACCAACATCATACGTAATATGCTTACGACCTGCAATATAAATTTCATCTTCAGTCACTAGACCCCAAGGAGAAAATCTTTTCTTTAACTTGTCTCCAAGAACTCTATCTAGTCTGCGAGTAAGATATGGAATATCATATAACTCTATGTTCCAACCCGTAATAACTTCTGGTGTATTTTCTTCTATCATCCACCAGTTTATAAAGTCATTTAATAGTTCATACTCACTATTAAAACCTTTATATATTACATTCTCTTGTTTATTATTAAATTGACCTTGACCCCAAGTGCGAATTTGTTTTGTATTATAATCCTGTATTGATATAAGTAATATTTCTTGAGAAGCAGATTCTACATCAGGAAATCCATTTTCAGACTTTACCTCAATATCTAATGTAGTAATCTTTATCTTACTAACGTCAAACTTTATTTCTTCTTCTGGATACTTCTCAGAAATGTATTGATAGATATACCTATCATTACCGTATATCTTAAAGTTTTCAACCTCACTATACTTTCTAATAAATTCTCTACAATCTCTCACTGTGCCAGGATCCACCGATTCCACAAATTCACCTTCAAGTGTTTTATATTTTGTTTTTCTTTTAGATGGAACAAAAAGGGTTGGATAAAACTTCTCCCTGATTGCGAAATGTTTTCCATTTTCGTAACCACGAACTAAGAAGTTGTCTCCAACCATCTGAACGTTAGTGTAGAATCTCATTATTTACTTAACTCTTTATACCTAGCAATTACTTCTTCTGTAGGATCAGCGATGGTAAGAATACTATCTGATCTTATCATAAGTTCTTTTTGATTCGTTGCTTTTGGCCAAGGTTTCATATCATCAATACTTTCAAATAAGTATGGTTTGATTAATTTGCAATCGGGTTCACCTATCTCTGCACCCACTTCTTCAACCTCACTTATAATAACATTATCTACGTCTAATAATAGACACTTAATTGGATTCGCCATTTATCTTCTCCTGATACATTTTTACAACAGATTCTATTGGATTTACTATAGTTATAACCCATTCTTTAGGAACAGTCATTTCTTTATCTGCAGTTAACAATAACCAAGGTGAAATTGTAATTTCTACATTTCTTTCCTCATCAAAATTTTCAGTTAAAACTACAGGTTTATTTGCTATTACTTTATGTGGTTGTATAAGAAGAAAACCATATACTTTATCAACTATAGGAACATCATCTTTACGACGAAGTTCTTTTACATCAGCAAGAATCTGCTCTCCAGATTTTAATAACAATAACTTAATAGACATACTTCACATTTAATTTAGTGGTAGATTCCTATAGCCGCTTATGCTGAACCTACCAAAGGGCATAACCGCAGCCAGTATTTCTCTGACGATTATATTATAGCACAACTTTTCCAATTGTCCAAGACTTATATCCAAGAGATTTTATTGTATCATGTGCATCATACTCTGCTTCTTTAGGAATCACCACACAGTAACCTATACCTAGATTGAATACCCTCTTCATCTCTTCCTCTGGTATCTCTCCTGATAGCATAATTCTTTTGAATACATTTGGTAACTCCCAAGAGTTGTAATCGACATGTGGTCTCAAACCGTTAGGAAAGCAACGTGGTAAGTTTTCTGGAATACCTCCACCAGTTATATTCGCCATACCTAATACAGGAACCTCATTCATTAATTGTTCCACTAAGGATGTGTAGATGTAAGTTGGTGTAAGTAAATCTCTAGTTGCCTTCATTTTCTTTTGTCTGATTAAATGGTTAATCAAACTATAACCATTACTATGAATACCACTACTCTCAACTCCGATTATAATGTCCCCCTCTTTGATCAACTTACCATCAACCACATCATACTCTTCTACAATACCTGTAGAAAATCCAGCAAGATCAATATCAAAAGTCATAGGATGTTCAGCAGTTTCGCCACCAATTAATTCAACACCTGCCAGTTCACATCCTTTGATGATACCTGTCATGATATCGTCTAATTTAGGACTTATTCTATTAAGTGAAATATAATCTAAAAAATATAATGGTTTTGCACCACAGGTGATTATATCGTTTACACACATTGCAACTAGATCAATACCAATAGTTTTGTAATTGTCTAATCTACTGCAAAGACATATCTTTGTGCCGACACCATCAGATCCAGATACTAAAATAGGTTCCTCATATCCACGAGGAACCTTATACATACCACCGAATCCACCGATGGTAGG